GTTTAGCCATCGTTATCTGCATAGCTTCGGCTTCTACGCTTTCAGCACCAAACACTTTAGTTACATAAGGCTTGGATTCGTGTTCTATCTTTGCTTGGGCTATCTGGTCATTTGCATCCCAGAACTTTGCCAAGCTATCCCCCATTTCTTTTAGTTCTTTTCCCCTCTGTATCCCCGTCTTTAGTGCAGTGAAAGCAGAGTTAGCCAAGCTAATCGCTGCTGCCACTTCTATCATATTAGCTTCCTATAGTTACCCACCCGGTTGTGTTGTCTTCCTGATAAGCCTCTTCGTCCCAAGTAGCCTCACCTTCAGGTTTAGGCAGGGGCGCATTCCAAACAAAGCTAGTGCTGTCATACGTCCAAGAATCGTATGGTGATTCATCTGGGCCTTCAGGCAGAGCGTTATCAGGGAAGCCAGACTGTGCAGGTACATCACGCAATGCAGTCCTGTAGTTCTGATATACAGTTTTATCTGCATCGCTCAGTGGTGAGTCAGGCAGGATAGCCCAGTCAGTCTCTGTCAGTCGTGCGTTTCTCTGTGCGCGGACATTAGCCTTCTTGTTAGCCAAGTCGTTAGCTATGGCTTCAGCACTGCGGTCAATGACGCTGTAGGTCTGGAAGTAAGAGCCATCGCGTTCCTCAACAGCACCCTCAATGACTGTCTGCGTATCTGCATTGTAGCTTGGGCGGGTATCTTCCTGAAGCACAGCCATGTTAAGACTAGCCAGTGCAGCATCACTCAGAGGCAACGCAAAGCTGGTGTTCGGGTTAGCCCGGAGAATCTGCCTCTCGCTGACTATAGCCGAATTAGTAATGTCGTAATATTTCATTTTGTTTACCTTGCGTTTGAGTATTTGAAGGGGTTTTCTGCGAATGCCATAAATATATATGAACCGCCTGATGCGTTTACACTACTACCGTTATATCTTGGTTTAAACCCGTTAGATAAAATGTCTATAGGATATGGGTCATTAATTTCAGCAACAGTCGTGTCTGCCCGTAGTATGCTTCTTGTGCCATCGTTGTAGGGTTTACGTGAGGAGTCCCTAATTTCCCAACTATTACCTGATGTGTTTGTTTGCTTCACCATCAACCAAGCAGGCCGGAAACCTGTGTAGACAAAGGGGCCGTCACTGGAGCCATTCCCGGTGTAGCTCCCGAACTTGCTGAAGCCTTCTACTTCTGTAAATATGTAAGCAACATTGTCACTATTAGCAAGAGTTGAGTAACCTACATTAAAACTTGCTGTTGTGCTAGATACACCAGAAGGCCACATAGTATAAACACCTGTGCTTACAGCATTAGTTCCATCTAACCCAGTGTATGAAGTTGTCGTACTAGCAAATGATTGATGCCATGTGTACCAGTTATAACTTGCCGTATCTCTAATCTTTACAGTAACAAATGCAGGTGTAGCATTCAGTCCATGACCTACTGTAAAGCCTCCTGATGCCGGAGCAGTAAATGTAACAATACTAAACCCAGCATCCTGATTAGCAGACACGGTAGAGGTTACAGTTCCGTCTGTGTTACTTGAGCCAGAGCCGTTGGCTTTCCAGTTCCAAGCTACATAGTCTTCAGTGTTGGTGTTTACTGCTACGTTATTACCAAGCGTAAACCCGGTGGAAGTAAACGATGTCAGTGATTCTGTGTCGGTTGCTTCAGCGTTGGTTGAGTTGGATGATAAATACTTAGTAGCACCACGAACAGCATCAAACAGCATATGGTTGTCAGCAGCGTCCCTATTCTTAATCCATGTGAAGTCAGGCTGAAAGTCCAAGTCAGAGATGGTCTTGCCACCACTACCGATAGCTGTGCCGTTGCCCGTATACAACACAGTATTAAAGTTCTCATCAGACTGTGTAGCACTATTCGGCCCGATAGTGGGTTCTGGGAGGTTAGCTGTGCAGAGTGCTAAGTGGTCTGTTGGAGGGGTGTAAGCAAAAGATGTCTGTCCAAAGTTACATAAAGTAGTAGCCCCGTATCCACTACTAAAATCACTACAAGCAGGAAATAATCCAGAGGTTGCATGACTAATTGAACCTTGTGAAACATTATTTTTATAAAATGTTACTGTGTCTGCATCTGCGTCAACAGCTACACCAATTACATCGTTAGTTGTCCAAGTAGCACCATAGGATGAACCAGTGCCGTCAACATATTTATTCCCAGTATTATAATAAGAAACAGCATTTGTATTATTACCAACATAATCGTATTGGTTAGAAAAATACTCAGCAATACCAATAGTTACTGACAATATACCTGTATGCGCTGTGGCTTTCATTTCAAAATACCACTTGCCCGATTCGGGGATAGCCATAGTTGAATAAGCTGCCCCACCACCTGATACCGGAGTGGTAGATTGTAAGTTACCCTCTGCCAGAGTAGGCTCTGTCCCTGATGTTACTGCCAAAGGATTCAACGTAGCAAAGTTATTCGTAGGCGTATCAGTCATTTGGTCAGAACTTGTTAGCCCTGAAGATGTCAAGTCGTTGTTATTGCCACTGACATCGTTACCTAAAGCAGATGAACTAGCATAATCCAAATAGTAACCGTTGTTACCAAAACTTAAACCAGAAATATCTTTAGGTATCCAAACACCATTTTTTGTTTCACCAAAGTCTGTCGCACCATAAGCAGTACCATCAATGTAAGCTGTTTGAGACAGATAACCGTCATACTTTTGTACGTTTGCAACATCGTCCCTCCCTCCAATAGCCGTAATACCTCCAGACTGCAAAGCAGCTATACTTTGATTTAATGTGACATTGTTAGGGGCTGTCCCACTTATCCAATCAGTAACACGCTCTCCATTTATATAAACTTTTACTCTATCGGTAGCTGTAGATTCGGTAGAGTCAACTGCAAGCACTAAATGATACCAAGCACTGAAGTCTCTAAATAACGCAGAAGGGTATACATCTTGTATTGAGCCGTTAGGGTTGCAACTAATTGCGATTCTTCCGTCATAAGTTCCAGATGGAGGGTAGGCAAAAATAGCAAAGTATCTATTCCAAGCAGAGTTTCTAACGTAAAACAGAATCCCTGCATTGGTTGTCACGTTGGCGTGCTTGAACCATGTTGAATATGTAAACTTTTGGTCACTGGTTGGTGTGCTATGTGTACGATTCAATTTTGCATCATCGTCATCATTAAACCGAGCAGAGTTATCTATTGTGTAAGAATAGAAGTCCCCACCAGCATTGCCAGCAGCAGCCTGTATTAGATTCTTACTAGCAGTCATTAAGCCATCGCCTGTCCAGCAGTGAAGCCGTACCACGTAGTACCGCCATCATGCGTGATGAAAACAAAGTAGTCCACGGCTGACGCTGTGGCTGTCAGTGTCGGTGCAGTAGCAGAAGGCCAGTCAACAGCAGCAGGCCATGTTACTGTGTACCCGGAGGCACTAGCGTCTTGTATTATCTTTAGGGTAAAGCTAGATGTCTTACCACTAGCTGCCGGGTTGCTAAACGTAAACGTAGTGTTCTCTGTCAACGTGTGACTAAAGTTCGTACCGTCCTGCATATCACAGGTAGTAGCATTGCTAGAAGAAGTAACAGCCGTAAACTCTTCGGTAATACCGTTATCAAAGGTTGCTACCCGGGCAAATACCGCATCTGCCATGTCTCTTGCTATTGTCATTGTCTGTTACCTATGGTTGTTCTGTTGGTTGTTCCCACTGCTGGGCATCTTCGTTCCAGATGTATATTTCACCGTCATCTGGATAGGCTACAGGGGCTTCCCAAATACAGCTTGTCTCATTTAACGTCCAGCTTGGGTACGGCTGTGGTGCAATAAAAGCATCTCTATCAGAATCGTATGTATAACCAATACCAGCGTAGTTCTTTCTCAGTGCTACACCGCCATCTGGCTCACCCGTGTCAGGGTTGTAATGAACGCCACCACGGGTGTTATAGGATGTCTGCACCCAAGTGCCTTCCTGTGTGTCCACAAAGTCTTGTTCAGCAACAATAACTTGCGTGACCAAACCGTTTTCTACTTTAGCAAAATGAGTCATATTGCATACCTTATAATCACAATTCCTGAACCGCCATTACCACCCGAATATATAGTGCTACTGTAGTTTGTGTAAAGACCACCGCCACCACCTCCGGTGTTAGCCGTAGCGTGAGCCTCTGTTAAAGTATTAGGGTTAGCTGAATAAGTGTCATAATAGTTTACGCCCCTACCCCCTCCACCCGGAGTTGCAGTAGCGGTTGAATATGTGCCAAGACCATTTACATAACTAGCACCACCGCCCCCAGATGCTATGTAATATGTTCCACTATCTTCTTCGCCTGTGGAGGTTGCTTGATACCAATCGGAGTAAGTAGAGTCACCCGCTCCTCCTGCCGTTCCGTGCGCACTGGCTCCTACATCTGCCCCAGCACCTCCAGCACCGCCACCACCGCCACCACCGTAGCTCCAGTTACCGCCATCACCACCGCCATAACCTTCTACTGGAGTATAACCACCTGCGTTACCTGATGTTCCACCAAGAGTTTTACCTCCACCGCCACCACCAGAGCCACCGTTAGCACCGCCAATAGTTTCATAGCCACCACCACCGCCTCCGGTAGTGTTTAAAGAATTAAAACTAGAAGTGCTACCAGAATTGCCTACTTGGTTTGAGTTAGATTGCGCACCACCTGCACCAATAACAACAGCGTAGGTTCCAGCGGTTAATAAAGCCGATGATTTACGAAAACCGCCAGCACCTCCTCCTCCACCTACTGAGCCACCACCTGCCGCACCACCTGCTATTACAATATATTCAACATTGTCGCTGCTGGGGTTGTCGGTGATTACAAAATTGTCAGAAGAAGTAAAAATGTGATAGCGGTAACCTCCAGAATCTACAATGGTTCCACCCGTAGCGTCTATGCCCAACACAGTGGCATTTATACCAGATGTTATAGCAAGCAATCCTGACATTAGCTAACGGCTCCAGCTATAACACAAACTGTGCCAGATATAAAAAAGATAGTGCATAAACCACGGGTTGCTAGTGTGACGCTTGATACATCTGTGTCCGTGCCTGATATGTAAGCAGTAGTGATTGAACAAGTAATAGTTATATCACCTGTGGTGTTATTAAATATATTGACTACATCGCCTTCTGAAAATGTAGCATCTGGTATAGTGATTGAGCCACCCGTTCCTACTTGGACATACTTACCTGTATCTGAAGTGGCTAGTGTGTAACTAGATGTTTTAGTACCAACAGCGGGGACGGTATTGAAGTCATTCAGTTCTGCTGCTGTTACAGTAAATCCTAAATTTGATACGGCTGTGGTTGCACTAGATACATCAGATAGGTTGTTTCCTGATGTTAAAGCATTAGATACATTAAATGTCTCAAAGGCCACTACCTCAATTAAGTCACCTGCTGCTGCGCCAGAAGCCAACACGATGCTTGTGCCGTTGGTAGCTGTAACGTCAGTACCAACAATCAGCTTGACACCGTTCATGTAAACATCAACATAGCCAGCAGTGTAAGACACTGTAAATGTAGTTTGCGCTGCTGTGGCTGTAAAGTTAGTTCTTACATAAGTGTAGGAAGGTTGACTAATTGCTGCCCAAGAAGCAGTCGTTCCATCAGTGGTTAGGTAGTAGCCATTGTTGCCTGTTTGACTCGGCAGGGCATCCACGTTACCAAAAGATATAGTCCCAGCACCGTCAGTGATAAGTGCCTGACCATTAGTTCCATCAGAAGTAGGGACTGTAAAAGTAGTTACAAAAGACTGTAGGTTGCTGTCATAAGCTAGAACAGTAGAGCCAATGTCAGAGTCTACTACTACGTTACTACCAGCGTTCTGTAGCGTCCCGGTAAAGTTAGCTGTGGTGTCGTCATACTTAGCTGTGTCAGCGTCATAGCCCTGTACGGTTACACCAATGTCACTAGACTGTAGTGCTGAGTCAGCTAATGTACCCTGAGCAGCAGTAGCAAAGGCTGTGGCTTCATTACCATCGAGCAGGTCAGCATCTAATCCTGTACCTGTGCCGTCTACTGTAAGAAGCGCACTAAGTATCTCAGAAGCTGTCTGGTCTGCTGTAGCACCAGTTTCAATGCCATCTAGCTTAGTTTCGTCTGCTGTAGTAAAAGAGGCTGTGGTAGCTGTTAGAACAGCACTGAGAGGCTGTTTGTTATCTAGCTGTGTCTGTATAGCAGAGGTAACACCATCTGTGTAGTTTAATTCTGTTACAGTAGCCGTAATGCCATCAAGAGTGTTTAGTTCAGCGACTGTCGCAGTAATACCATCTAAGGTATTTAACTCAGCAGTAGTGGCTGTGATGCCGTCTAGGGTGTTAAGTTCTGCGCCAGTAGCGGTAATGCTAGTGCCAGCCAGGTCAATAGAATCAACATACGCAACACCATTAATATAGATGTCTTTCCACTCGGCTCCTGTTCCACCGATGTCGTATGTGTTGTCTGCGGAAGGCAGAATATTTGATGCAATATCGGCAGTAAGGTTAATCGTGTCTGTAGCTGCATCACCAAAAGTAAGATTGCCAGATATTGTCGCATTGCCTGTTACCGTTAGATTGCCACCGACTGATACGTTACCTGTTGTGGTAACTGCATCGACATAGCCGTGTGACCAATAATTAGAAGCATCCCCTAGAGTGTATGTGCTGTCTGCACTGGGGATAACATTAGAAGCTACATCTGCTGTGATAGTTACAGTGTCAGTTGCAGCATTACCTAGTGTGGTGTTTCCTGTGATGGATACATCGGCAGCAGTAAGTGTGCCTGTAAATGTAGGAGAAGCTGAATTTGACTTAGTAGCAACAGCAGTCGCTATGTTGTCAAACTCTGTGTTTATTTCTGTGCCTTTAACTATCTTGGCAGGATTGCCAGAAGGCAACGAGTCCTTTGTAGCAAAGTTTGTAGATTTAGTATAATCAGTCATATTCCTGCCTAACCGTGTTCTTAGATATTAAAAGATGCGGGGGCTTTTACACCCCCGTCTTACTCTTATTACTTAGGCGTTGACAGCCAGTACGAAACCAGAGTCAGCACGTAGTACACCAGTACCGTACAGAGTATCGGCAGTGTACATGTTAGCAAGATATTCCTGCTTGTACTGTGTCTGTGAACGTACACCCATCTGCTCAACAAGAACCATAGTGTCCTTGTGAACAAGCATGGAAGCCTTAACAGCACCACCCGCTGAGTTTTCAGCAGCAGTTTCAATGGTAGGACAGTTAGAAGTAACATATACGTCAATGCCGTACAGGTTACCAATCAGTCCATTGCTTACGCCACGACCATCTACGAAGTCAGAAGACACGTAACGGTCAATGCCCATAATAGCATTGCGAAGGCTAGGTGGAATAACGAACACACGACCGTCCATAGGAACGTCTGCATCGTCAGCCAACTGGATGAGGTCACGGAAGATAGCATCGCTAAATACGTCAGCAGCAACTACAGTGTCAACAGCATAGGCTGTCAGACCAGTAGAAGCGTCTGGGTAGTAGACGTTGCTGTGAGTCCAGTCAGAGCCATCACCGTCACCCAGAGACTTGCCCAGAGCAAACAGGTCATCGTCAACCTGCTTTGCCAGAGCGTAGCCAGCATCACCTGTGTAGAATGTACGCAGAGAAGCCAGAGCCTGAACGTCAGTGATGTCTTCGATAAGACGAGTGTATTCAAAGTGCTTATCGACAGTGATAGAAACTTCACTTTCAGTGTTTTCCTGCAATGTTACAGCAGTGTTAACTGATTTAGCATTAGCAGAGCCACGAACTGGCTTAGGAATGTGAAGAGTGTCACCTTTCTTGCCTGTCATAGACATCTTGGTAACAAGGTTAGCCAGAACAAGGTTCTTCTGATAGGCAGCAATTACCTCATCAGACCATATTTCTGGGATAAAAGTTGCTGCTGAAGTATTATCAACAGCACCGCCCATAGCGGGATAAGTGGAAGTAGCCATAATAGTTTCCTATAGTTTTAGCTTTTGACCCTTCCCTCAGAGTAGGCTTTCAGAATTTCCTCTGACATAGCCTGGTAGCGGTTAGGGTCAGTTCTCATAAGATTAATAATGTCTGCCCTTCTGTAGATTTTTCTTGAAGCCTTTTCACCGCTGCCACTAGCACTGCCAGTAGCTGCTGCTTTGACTTGCTGTTTACGCTGTGACTT